GCAACACCACAGCCACCTCAGCAAAGGCGATGGCGAAGCTCGTAGCCACCGCCCATCTGATCCGGTGATGGATCACATTCAGTTGCTGTATAGCCCGCAGGAAAACCAGGCTAAAACTGGCCAGCGCCGCGCTCATGCCACTTCGAATAGGGACTGCTGCTGCCTGCGCTCGGCCTGAAGGTTCTTGACCGCCACTCGCCAGTAGGACGGCTTAAGCTCAGATCCGACAAACCGCCGGCCCATGCGCAGCGCGACCACGCCCTCGGAGCCGATTCCGGCAAAAGGCGACAGGATGAGATCGCCAGGATTGGACCAAAGCTCAATAGACCTCTCGATTACGTCTAGCTGGAGCGGGCAGATATGCCGCTCATCGTTATTGTCACGGGCCTCTCGGAACTGCAATGTGCGGGTAGGGTTTACATCCATCCAGACCGGAGAAGCGTACCGCTGCCACACAGATACCGGCATCGAATCATTCGTCTTGGTGACCGGCTCTGGATTCTCGCCAGGCTTGCGCATCGTTACCAAGTAGTCAGGGATGCCTTGACGGCTCATGGCGCTGTCTTTCTTCAACTGCTTGTGCAAAAGACCTAGCGCCTTTGTGCGCTGCATCGCCGTTACAGGATCCTTCCAGATAACCACCTCGGAGTGATAAATCCAACCCTCCTTCTCGAAAGAGCGGATGAGATCGCCACGGAAATCATGGATGCCGATATACCCGTGATGCTGCTTGCTTGTCGGAAGATTCATGCAGTGAAAAGATACCAGTCTCCCTGGCATCGTCACTCTGAAAAGCTCCCGAACCAGGAACTGGAAATGTTGCGCAAACTCCTGATAGTCCTTGCAATTCCCCATGTCCCGGTCGCTGTTCGAATAGGTATACAAGCTCGCGAACGGCGGCGAGAATACCGTATAGTGGATGCTGTCCGCGGCAAGCTCTGAGGCAAGGTCTACGCAGTCCGATAGGTGCAGCTCCCAACCATCCCCGCGCGCGATATCACGCTCATATTCTGCCCTCTCGATCTTCGTCCCCATAACCTTCTCCTGCATCATCGTGCGCATGTAATCGACCATGCGAGCGCCCATGTCATTATGTGCCGATTCCTTCTTGCGGAGGTTATCCAATATCCCCCGCTCCTTCTCTGACAGGAACACATGAACGGTCACCGGCCTGGTCTGACCGAACCTCCAGCAGCGCCGGATTGCCTGATAGAACTGCTCGAAGGAATTATCCAATCCGACGAACGCGACGTTCGCGCAATGCTGCCAGTTCATGCCGAATCCACAGATGCTCGGCTTCGAGATCAGCACCCGAAGCGCATTGTCGGAGAACTCATCCATTACATGCTCTTTATACTCCATCGGGTCTGACCCACTAACCGTCTTTCCGTCCGGTATAGCCTTCCCAAGTGCATCGGATTCCGCGTTCATGTGACACCACACCAGCCACGGATCGTCATCGCGGTTGACCAGATCGGCGCATGCCTGCACTCTGGCCGGAAGACTGGCTCGTTTGGCGGCCCGCTGCTCGTTCAGACCGATGGCCGGCTCGCCGAACAAATCGTCTCCAGCGCCATACGGAGACTCGACGATATGCTCGATCACGCGAAGCGGAGGAAGGTCATAGCCGTCATCCAGGAAGCCAAGATCTGACGGCTTGCGGATGACGGCGGCCCAGGTCGCCATCCATGCCCAGAATTTTGTATCGCCCCAACCCTTCAGCCGCCACTGCGAGGTATCGCCGCCGTCATGCGTGAAGAACATGCTCAGCATCTCAGTGCGCGACATGACGCCCACGAACTCAGCCTGGTTGCCCAGCTCCATGTAGTCGTTCGGGCTTGGCGTGGCGGTGCAGGACAGCCGATAGGGCACCCGCGCGCAGGCCTCCAGGATGGCGGTGCGGGTCTTGCCGTCGTACGACTTCAGGATGCTGGACTCATCCAGAACGACGGCCGTGAAGTCGCTCAGGTTGAACCTGCTCAGCATCTCGTAGTTGGTGATCAGGATGCCGGAGGGATTCTGCGGCTGACTGCGGTGATACTCGACATGGACGCCGAACATTGCGGCCTCCGCGACGGTCTGATGCGCCACCGACAGCGGCGCCAGGATCAGGGCCGCACCGCCGGTATGCTCCGCCACCCGATGCGCCCACTCGACCTGCATCGCAGTCTTCCCGAGCCCGGTATACGCCAAGATGGCCGCCCGGCCCCGAGCTAGCGCCCAGCGCACCAGCGCTCGCTGAAACGGGAACAGCCGCTCGTTCAGACGCTCGCACTGGAACCCAGCGGCCACGTCGTCGAACTGCTTGCGCTTCAGAAATTCAGCATAGTCCATTTCGGATCTCCGTCCCAGACTTGGCGCGGTTCTCGTGCTATGCTGTGAGCGTCAGCCACGACACCCCGCAACCCTTGCACGAGAGCCCCCGCCGTCGGGGGCTTTCGTTAGTATTCGGTGGAAGGCTCTGGCCAGTACACGTCTGGCGCGAGCTGCCACGCCTGGACGCCGGTGGCGTCGGACACCCGCTCCGCCCAATCCACCGGCACCCGCCCCCGGCGCACCCACCCGCCGACCACCTGGCGTTTCACATGGAGCTTGCGGGCCAGCGCAGACTGTCCGCCAGCCCTCTCGATAGCGGTCAGGAGCCCCAGTTTGGCGGGCGTGGCGGTCATGGCACCAGCGGCTCCATTCCGCTGTCGTGGCTTCGATCTTCCTCGTGGGGAGGAAGAGTCGAATAAGGCTCTGGCCAGTACACGTCTGGCCAGAGCTGCCACGCCTGGACGCCGGTGGCGTCGGACACCCGCTCCGCCCAATCCAGCGGCACCCGCCCCCGGCGCACCCACCCGCCGACCACATGGCGTTTCACATGGAGCTTGCGGGCCAGCGCAGACTGTCCGCCAGCCCGCTCGATAGCGGCCAGGAGCCCCAGTTTGGCGGGCGTGGCGGTCATGGCACCAGTAGCAGCATCCGCCGCGCCACGCTGACCGGCACGGTGAGCTTTAGCGTCACCACCGCCTCAGTCTCTGGCGCCGGCTGCTCGAGCTCCTGGCTCGGCACGAAACGCAGCCGCGACGTGTCGCGCGCATCCAGGTCATCTATCGCCTCGATCCGGGCCTGCATGGACAGGATGGTCTCGGCCTGCTGGCGCACGGTGTCCTTGAGCAGCCGCGACTCGGGCTGCGGCCGGGGGGCGATTTCGGGCTCCGGCTCGTCCCCAGTGGCCGGCGGATTCGGATAGTGCAGCCGCCGGACAATGGCCCTCGGAGTGCTATTGCAACCGGCAATCCACCAACGTCCATCGGCATCTCGCTCGGCCTCATGGCGTTCTCGTAACTTTTTAAGAGCCGACTCCACACGCTCCTTTGTCTCTCTCGTTTCCTCCACGATCTTACCGACCGTAATGCCTTCCCAGCTCGCGCGCAGAAGATCGCGAATTTCCCCGCGCAGATTCGGCTTGTTTTCCATCTCAGAAGCCTCTCTCGTGCTCATCACGCTCAGGATTGCCGCCGCTCAACACGGCTAGCGCGGTCATCAGAAGCAACTGGCCTACGCCAATTCCCGCGACAAACGCGAGCGATATCGCCCACCACGAGCAGCCGCTCTGACCGCAGCCGAGTGACGTGACAGCGATCAATCCTCGCCGGACGCGCCTCCGTCGAGGGCCTCGCCGATCGGTGTCTCGACCGTGTCCTGCGGCCTCGCCTGCCGGGTGCCGCGCCGGGCCCTGAACCGGCCCTCTCCGGTCACGCTCGGGCACTGGCCCTCGTTCGACCAGGCGTGCGACATCGGGTCGAACACCCTCCTTCCTCGGCCACAGCGGGCCGGGCATGGCGGGCGGGCGAAGCCGCGCGTTGAGGTCGGCCACCGACCCAGGCAGGGCCGGCACCGGCACCTCGTCGTCCTCGTCCTCGCGGCGCAGGACCTCGTCGGCGTCGGTCGACATCGGCAGGCGCTTCGCCAGCCGGCGCAGCACCGTTTTCTTGGCCATCTCGCCCCACCAGGTCGACCACGGGCCACCCTCGCGGGCGCGGCTGACGGCGCGGACCTTCTCGATCTCGGCGACCGTCATGATCTCGCGGTAGACGCCGCCGTCCCTGGTCTTGGCGATGGCGTAGACCAGGCGCTCCTCGCCGGGCTCGCCATCGAGATACGGGACGTGGTAGACCCGCTCCTCGTCGCCGAGCTGGTAGCGAAACTCGTCCCTGGCGTGGACGACGTGGGCGGCAATCGACAGCAGCTCGCCCGACTGGCGGACCTTCTTCAGGATGCCGGCGATCATCGGCATCCATTGCACCTTGCCCTTGAAGATGACCAACGCGCCCTCGCGCCCGTCGGGCAACAGCCCGTCCTGCGCGGCGCGCATGCAGGCGGCAAACAGCGTCTTTCGCTCGGCCTGCAGCAGCTCCGGGTTGCTCTGCACCGCCGTCATCGCCACCCGCACGAAGCGGGCCGGCGGGACGTGCGGGGGCAGCGCCGCGGCGAACTGCGGCTGCATGGTCTCCAGGTTGTGTCGGATCTCACTGACTACGGGTAGTGCGCTCATCTCTCACCTCGTGATTGTTGGTTGCCTGCCACGCCGCGCAAAGCCGGGCCTTGCCACGCCACGCCAGGCCTCGCCAAGCCTGCCTTGCAACGCCTCGCCGTGCCGTGCGGCCTAGTGCATGGCCTGCAATGCGTCAGCGAACATCGCCGTCGCCCGCGCCATCTGCGCGATAGCGGCGGCCTTGTCGCTGCGGCCCGTGCGCTCGGCGGCCTCGTACAGGTCCGT